TTACACTACGATTCATCTATCCAATAGTAGGATACTTTGTGAGGGGGAGAAATCCCCCTTACATCAAACCAAATAGGAGAATAAAATGGTTAAATTAGTATTATCAAACGAAAAAATGATTACCCTAACAAGAGGTAATAAAACAATTACTAGAAGTGAATTAGATTACGAAACAAATAAATCTATGTATGATTTTAGAGGTTTTAAAGTTGCATCAGATAATGTAAAAGAAGTTAAAGAAGTTGTTACAGAAAATGTAGTACCTTTGAAAAAGAAAAGAAAAACAAGGAAAAAGAAATGAATCAATGGTTATGGCTTAAAGGCAAAAAGAAAGTTAAATGGATTTGGATAAAAGCAAAAAACAATCCAATGTACTCAATACCTTTAGCTTTATTAATTGTTTATTTAATTTGGAAGTAAATTATGGCTAATTATACTGGTGCAGATGTTATAACAACATCAGATGTTTTAAAATATCAACCTGATGCTTTTGATTTTGGTATATCCACAACAGCTACTGAAACTACAAATTTTTTAGCACAAACTACTAATGATATTTTAAGACAATTAAGAATAGAATGGTGGCAGACATATAAAACAAATATATTTACAGATATAACAGTTTTAAACACAGCAGAAATGGTTAATACAAAAGTTAATTTAGATCAGTTTGAAAGGGCTGGTGTTTATTTATTTCTTGGTAGATTCTATTTACCAGCATTAACTAAATTTAGACCAGAAACAGAAAAAGACAGATTTGAAAGAATGCAAGAATATTACATGAGCCAATATAATATCGAATGGAGAATGATATTAGAAGATGGTGTTGAGTATGATGAAACAGGAGATGGTACTATACAAGTTTCTGAAAGAGAGCCTTTACATGGATTTAGAAGATTGACTAGATAATGGCTGTCGATTTAAAGATTAAATCTAATTCAAAACAAGTATCTAAAAAATTTAAAAAGTTTCAATCTGTATTACCTAGAATAATTGATAAAGGTGTAAAACAAGCTGGATTTCAATTAATAGATATTATTAGAACTAAAACACAAAAAGGTATTAATTTTAAAGATGGTGCATTTGCACCTTATTCACAAGGTTATTTAAAAAAATTAAATAGAGAGGGTAAATCAGTTAAAGTAGATTTATTTTATTCTGGTAGAATGTTAGGTAGTTTAACAAGTAAAAAAACAGGAAAACACAAAGTATCATTAGGTTTTAGTAATGCACAAATGCTACAAAGAGCATTATTTAACCAAGTGTTGAATGACCCTAAAAGAGAATTTTTTGGCTTTAACAATAGAACAGAAAAGATTATAAGTAAATCATTCAACCGATTTGTAGAAAAAGAATTAAGAAAGTTTAGAATATGAGTGTAAGAGAAAACATAGCAAGTAATTTATTAACAGTTATATCTGCAATATCTAGCCCAGATATTATAAAAGCTACTAGACAACCATTTCAATTAGACGAGTTATCAGATAAACAATATCCAGCAGTAATAGTACAAACATCAGAAGAAAATAGAGATGATTCGGAATTAGGAAGTGGTGCTAAAACAAGACATGGTACGATTGATTTTGTAGTATTAGGATTCGTTAAAGGTGCAGAAGCTAATATTGACACTAAAAGAAATGAGTTAATCACAGCTATTGAAACTGCATTAGAAACTGATATTACAAGAAATAGCAACGCACTTGATACTGAAGTCGTACAAGTAGAAACTGATGAGGGTAGCTTATTTCCTGTTGGTGGAATAAGAATGACTATTAGATGTATGTATGAGTATCAAGCTGGAACACCATAGGAGATAATATGACAACTAAAATTATAAATAGAATAGAAAAGAAAATAGACCAAATAGAAAAAATGCACGATAAAGAGTCTATGCTATGTGAAGAAGTAAAAGACTTATTAGCAGAATTAAAAGAAAACCAAGAAGAAGATAGTCAAGATTGGGAAGAAGATTTAGATGATGAAGAATTTGAAGATGAAGAAGATATTGACGAGGAACAAGAAAACTAATAAAAGGACTTATGGCTAAAGACATTAAATTATATAAAGGTAATTCAGAGATAGTTATTAATGAATCTAATCTTGAACATTTTTTAAGTTTAGGCTATAAGGAACAAAAACAAGAACAACAATCAAAAAGTAAAAAGGACAAAAAATGGCAACACATCACGGAAAAGAAGGAGTTGTAACAGTTGGTGGAACTGGTGTTGGGGAACTAACAGGGTTTACACTAGAAACAACTGGAGATGTAGTAGAGGACACAGCTTTAACAGATGCAACTAAATCTTTTGTTGCTGGTAGAACTTCATTCTCTGGTACTTTAGAAATGCACTTTGACGAAACTGATACACCACAAACAAATTTAACTGCTGGTTCTTCACTCGCTTTTATTTTATTACCAGAGGGTAATTCAAGTGGCGACAGAAGTTTTACTGGAACAGGAATTGTAACTGGTATGTCTGTAAATAACTCAATGGACGCAATTATCTCTAGAACTGTTACTTTTCAAGGAACTGGTGCATTAACAATAGGAACTGTATAATCCTAATTTATGTCAGTTATTGATAGAGTAAAGACTCATTTCGAAACTCTTAAAACTATCACTATTGAAGTGAATGAGTGGAAAGATGAGCATGGTAATCCGAGTATATTTTATTCTGAACCACTTACCCTTGAAGAAAAAAACATAATCTTTAAGAAGTCTAGTAACTTTCAAGACTTAACTGTTCTTGTTGATCTGCTTATAATGAAACTCCAAGTTAAGAATGACAAAGGAGAAATGATTAAAGCATTTAGCCCAGAAGATAAATTTGCATTAAGAAAAAAAGCAGATTCAAACGTAATATCTACTATTGCTAATCAAATCCTATTAGATACGAATTATGAGGAAGCCGAAAAAAAGTAAATAGCGACCCTAACATCAGGTCGCTTTTAGTAATCGCAGAGAGATTACATCTTACAATACAACAAGTTCTTGATATGCCTGTTAGCCATTATAATCTTTGGTTAGCATACTTGAAAAAAGAGCAAGATGAGTATAAAACCAAACAACAACTAGCAGAAGCAAGGAAATATAAATAATGGCAAATCAAAGACTTAATATAGATATAGTAGCACGAGATAAATCAAGACAGGCTTTAACTGGAGTACAAAAATCTTTAGCTAGATTAAAAGGTTCTGTATTTAATCTTCGTACTGCTTTTTTAGGTTTAGGTGCTGGATTAGTAATTAGAAATTTAGTTAATACAGGAAAACAATTAGAGAATTTAAGAGTTAGATTAAAATTCTTATTAAAAGATACTAATGAGGGTGCAAAGGCATTTGATAATATGACCAAGTTTGCATCTAAAGTTCCTTTTTCATTGGAACAAATACAATCAGGTGCTGGTATTTTAGCAACTGTTACTGACAATGCAGATGATCTTCAAAATATGTTAGAGATTACTGGTAATGTTGCAGCAGTAACAGGATTAGATTTTAGAACAGCATCAGAACAAATACAAAGATCATTTAGTGCTGGTATAGGTGCAGCAGATTTATTCAGAGAAAAAGGTGTTAGAAATATGCTTGGTTTTAAAGCTGGTGCAACAGTTTCTATTGAAGAAACAGTAGCAGCATTTGAAAAAGTATTTGGTAAAGGTGGAAGATTTGGAAATTCAACAGATGAGTTAGCAAAAACATTTGAGGGAACTATCTCAATGATTGGCGATAAAATATTTAACTTTAAAAAAGTATTATTAGAAGCTGGATTTTTTGATGAATTAAAATCACAGTTTGGAAATTTAGATCAATTTTTACAAAACAATGCAAAACAATTAGATCAGATAGCAGTAGCAGTTGGAAAAAATTTAGCAAAAGGAATGGTAAATGTAGTTAAAATAGGTAAGGAGTTAATTCCTACTTTAGAAAAAATTGGCAGAATTATGAAAAGTATAGCAGATGGTTTTATGGCTTTACCACCTTTTATACAACAAACAGGAATTATAGGTGCATTTTTATTTGGTAAAAAAGGATTTGCAGTATTAGCTGGTGTTAGTATATTTATTGATAAAGTACAAGATTTAATTAAAGAATCTAAAATTAGAATGGGTATTTTTGATGTAAATAATCTTAAAGAAGTAAATTTAGCAGTTGATACAATTAGTAATCAGATAAGTGAACTAGAACTAGAAAAATCACTTTTAGGAGATGTTGATAATCCTAATTTAGATAAAAGAATAAAAAATGCTATAAAAGAATTAGAAATTCTTAAAGAAATACAAAAAACACTTCAAACTAGTGAAAATATAAGAAATCTTGGAGAATTTGAACATCAAAAAGAATTACACAAAGGTTTAAAAACTCATGAACAAATTAATAAAGAATTTGAAAAAAAAATGGAAAACACAGCTAGAGAAAATGGTTTATTAGCAAATCAAAATCAACAAATAGAAACCATAATGAGTAAATTGAAAATTTTAAATAAAACAGCATTAGCAGATGTAGAAAGTAAATTTGATGATATTAAAGGAACAATAGCACAAGGAATTAATAATGGTATTACAATGATGTCAGAAAAATTAGCAAGAGCATTTGTACTTGGAGAAAAATTATCAGATACATTTAAAAATATAGCACAATCATTATTAGTAAATGTGTTAAGTGCATTAATAGAAATTGTTGCAAGAAAAGGTGTAGAACTTGCTATTGAAAAAATGATTACAAAAGAACACGAAAAAAGAAGCAGAATGAAACATCATTTTGGTGGTGGTGGTTTATTTGGTTTTGCTTCTTCATTATTTGGATTTGCTAAAGGTGGTGCAGTATCAAAAGGACAACCAGTTATAGTTGGAGAACAAGGTGCTGAAGTTTTTGTTCCAAATAGCACAGGACAAATAACTCAATCTGCTAGAGGAACTGGTGGTGGACAAACAACAGTTAATTTTAATATTAATACTTTAGACGCAAGTGGTTTTGACGATCTATTAGTAAGAAACAGAGGAACTATTACACAAATAATTAACAACGCAGTTAATGAAAGAGGGAGTAGAAATCTAATATAATGTCTGGTGCTTTTCCAATATCAACTTCTAAATTTGAAACTTTAGGAATAAAGTCTATTCAAAATACTATTATATCTAAATCTGTTTC